CACAAACACTCGGTTTTTAAGCGCCCAAACCCCCGCAAAAGCCGCATCTTTCGGGCTTTTGTGTGCTTTGCCCGAAATTCTCACGGTGCGTGACGGTGCGAGTGTCCACATGCGACGGTCGGGGGTAGTAACCATGAGTGATAATCGGGGGTTACGGAGCGTGAGATGAGCGGGTATCAGTCCATGATTGTGGTGTCGTACACGGTTGCCGAGTCATACGGCTGGCCGGCGGCGGACCTGGCGGCGGTGGGCGAGGACTGCGACACGGTGGACTGGGTCAGTGAGCGGCTGCTGGAGGTGGCGCTGGCCGCGTGCGTCGCCTGGTCGGTCGAGCACCCGGGTGTGCTGACCTGCGACCCGACATGATCGACCTCGAACAGGTGCGGCGCCGCTGGGAGCTCGCGCGACTGGCCGGTGGGATCGTGCTGACGATCTACCCGCAATCCACGCGGCCATGATGAATGCCGGGCCAGCACCGAGGCGGCGGCGGGCGGGTCGGCTCGAGCGGGCGGTGCGCCGCGACATCCGAGGGTTGGGCGCCATCCCCGACGGGGCGCATGCTCTGGCTGAGATCGCGCTGATTCTGGCCATGGCGGTGGACAGCGAGGAGGGCCCGCTCACGGCGCGGGCGAAACTGGCGCAGGAGCTGCGGATCACTCTGGCCCAGCTGCGGGAGGTGGTGCGTGACAGCCTCGACGGTGACGGCGCGGATGGGGGAGATCACAGCCCTGTTTGGGACGCCGAGGTCACCTGAGCGGCCGACGTTGGGCCCGCGGGTGGCGGAGGTCGCGCGGCGGTTGGGTAAGCCGTTGATGCCGCATCAGCGGCTGATCGCTGACATCGCGCTGGAGATCGACCCGGCAACCGGCCGGCTGGCCTATTCGCAGGTGATCGTTATCGGACCGCGGCAGGCCACGGGCAAAACGGAGCTGCTGCTGCCGGTCATGACGCACCGCTGCACCGGGTTCGACGAGTCGCTGACCCGGTGGGTGCGTGAGCATCTGGGGATCGCGTTGGCCCCGCCCGGCTCGCAGCGGGTGCTGTACACGGCGCAGACCGCCGACGATGCCCGTAAGAAGTGGCGCGACGTGCACCTCGAGCGGCTACGCGCCTCGTCGTACTTCCGGCCGCGCCCGCAGTTCAGCGCCCGGCTGACCACGAACAAAGAGGCCCTGTTGTGGCGCAACGGGTCGGCCTGGTCGCCCGGGTCGACCACCGGGAAGACCGGCGGCACGGGCGACACGTTGGACCTGGGTGTGATCGACGAGGCGTGGTCGAGAACGGACGCGCGTACCGAGCTTGGCATGTTGCCGGCCATGATGACCCGCGGCGACTGGCGCCAGTTATGGGTCACGTCGATGATCCCCGGCATTTCCCGGGCGGCGCCGGGGACGTGGTCGTATCTGGCCGGGAAGCGGCGGGTGGGGCGCGAGCTCGTGGCGGCTGGGGTGAAGTCGGGGGTGGCGTTGTTCGACTTCACCGCCGCTGAGGATGCCGACCCGGACGATCCGGCTACCTGGTTTTCGTGCATGCCCGGGTTGGGGCGCACGGTGGGGTTGGAGGTGGTGGCCGCCGACCACGCGACGTGGACCGCGGAAGGCAACGCGGTGGACTTCCAGGCCGAGTATCTGGGGTGGGCGCCGAAGGAGACCGTGGCCCGGTGGGGGCTGCTGGCCCGGCAGGTGTGGGAGGTGGACCGCATGGACCCGACCTCGAGCATCGTCGGCGACGTGGCTCTGGGCATCGAGGTGTCCGAGGACCGCCGGCAGGCGTGGATCGGGGCGGCTGGGCGCCGCGCCGACCGGGACTGGCACGTTGAGGTGATCGAGCCCGGGTATCTGATTCCCGAGGGGACGGTGGGCATTGACTGGGTGGTGCGCCGCGTCGTGGCGGTGGTGCTGGCCCAGGACGTGTGCACCATCGTGGTCGACAAGCGCCGCCCCGCGTTCGCGCTGGTCGCCACGCTGCGGGCCGCGCTGGATCAGGCTGGCCGGCCGGACCTGAAAATCCTGACCCCGGATCAGGCGGAGATGGGCGCCGCGTGTGGCCGCTTCTACGACGCGGCCGGCGGGGTGCGCGGCGGCGAGGCCGCGCAGGTGCCGGCTGTCGGGTTGTGGCATCTGGGGCAGCGGGCGCTGTCCGACGCGGTGGCGCAGGCCCGCCGGTTCGAGTTGGGCATCGGCGCGTTCGTGTTCGTCAAGCGCGGCCAGTCCGGCGATATCGGGCCGTTGTACGCGGTGGTCGAGGCGATGCACGGGCATGAGCTGCTCTCCACCGGCGAGCCCTACCCCGCGTCGGAGGGCATCGACCTGGGCGGGAGTTGCCCGCGTTGCGGCCGGTCTACGTACCTGTTGGCTGATCGGTGGTGCCATGCTATGGACGACACGCCCGAATGCGGAACCTAGAGGCGGTCCCCCACTGTGTTTGACGAGGCGGTTACCACCATCCTCGACGCGCTCGCCCTGTGTGCCCTGGCCGTGGGCGCCGCGGTGCTGGTCATCGGGCCGCTGCGCGTGGGCGTCGCCCTGGTTGTGGGAGGCGCGGTGCTACTCAGTAGCACCGCGGCGCTGGGTGTGCTGGCCGGGTGGGCGATGCGTCGGCGCGGCCCGGGCGGTGAGGGCGCATGAGCCTGGTGCGCCTGCCCTGGGGCCGCAGCGCCCGCGACACCGGGTTCTCCAACATCTACGGGCCGCTGATCCCGCCCCGCTCATCGCCGATGACGACAGGCACGGTGCCGGTCAACAACGCCACCGCCATGCGGCACAGCGCGGTGTGGGCGTGTCTGGCGCTGCGGGCCGGGCTGATGGCCTCATTCCCGGTGGACACGTTCCGCGACGGGGTCGACGCCGACGGCAACAAGGTGGCGATTGAGATACCGCCGGCGCCGATCCTCAAGGCCCCCGGCGGGGAGGACTGGGGCTGGTTGGACTGGGGCTACGCCACCCAGGTCGACATGGACCGGGCCGGCAACGCCATCGGGCTGATCACCGAACGCAACGGCATCGGGCTGCCGGCCCGCATCGATTTGCAGGACATTTCCTCGTGCACGGTCACCGTGCTCGGCGAAAACAGCAACAAGGGCAAACCGGGCAGCCTGCGCTACCGGATCCACGGCAAGGAGTACGGGCCCCAGGAGGTGTGGCATGAGCGGCAGTACCGCCTCGCCGGCCTCGCGGTGGGGCTGTCTCCGATCGCGATGGGCGCCTGGGCCATCGGTGAGTACCTGTCGATGCAAGATTTCGCCCTGGCCTGGTTCGGCGGGGCCGGGGTGCCCAAGGCCAAACTGAAAAACACGGCGCTGAACAAGGTCGACAACAAGGAGGCGGGGATCATCCGCGACCGGTGGGCCGCGATGATCCACAACGGTGATCTGTTCGTGCACGGCAAGGACTGGGAGTACGAGATGCTCCAGGCCAACGTCGCCGGCACCGAGTTCATCGAGGGCCGCCGGTTCGGCCTGTCCGACATTTCCAGGTTCTTTCAGTGCCCCGCAGACCTGATCGACGCGGCTATTTCGGCCCCCGGAACCCTCACCTACGCCACCATTTCCCAGCGCAACCTACAGTTTCTGATCATGCAACTGGGTCCGGCCGTGCGTCGACGGGAGGCCAACCTGTCCAAGCTCATTCCGGCCCCCCGCTACGTCAAGTTGAACACCGACGCGCTGTTGGCACTCGACCCGGAAACCCGGGCCCGGGTGATCAACGCGAAGATCGCGGCCCGGCGGATGACCCCGAATGAGGCCCGCCGGCTGGAGAACATGGCGCCGCTGAGCGTCGCGCAGGAGGACGAGTTCATCCGCCTGTTCGGCGACCCGAGCGCGAAGGCGCCCAGCAACGCCCCGCCCAAGCTGCTCCCCGGCAACCTGTCAGCCGAGGAGTTGGCCATCCTCGATCGGGTCATGCCGATTCAGGCCATCGCGACAGTAGGAACCCCCGAACGGGAGGCGTCATGAGCATCGTCCGCACCCGGGCCAGCCGGGCCGAGCTGGCGGAGGCGGCGGCCGCTCGCGCCGCGGGTGCGGCCAAGACCGGCTACCTGACCCGATCCGCCAGCCAGAGACTCCCCGGTTCCCGGTCGGTGCCGCCGGTTGATCAGCGCCGCGAAACGGCGTTCCCGGCCACGATGCGCGCCGACAAGGTCACCTACAACGGCCAGCAGCTGCACCACCTGTCCGGCATCGCGTCGGTCACCGACGTGCGCTACCAGATGTGGGACATGTTCGGCCCCTACGACGAGATCATGGACGGCGGCGCGTTCGACAAGACCCTCGCGAACTCCCCCGACGTGCAGTTCCTGGTCAACCACAAGGGCCTAGCCATGGCCCGGACCATCCCGATGCCCGGCCGGCAACCGACCCTGATCCTGGCGAAGGTGGCCGGGCCCGAGCCCACCGACAACGGCCTGGGCATGGACGCCTACCTCAACGGCAAGCGCACCGACGTGTCCGACCTGATCGTCGCCGTCGACGACTACCAGATCACCGAAATGTCCTTCGCGTTCATGCTGCTCGAGGGCTGGTGGTCCGACGACTTCATGACCTACAAAATCACCGAGGTCGACATCGACCGCGGCGACGTGTCGGCGGTGAACAAGGGCGCGAACCCGTGGACCTCGATCGGCGCCCGCCAGCAGGAGATCCTCGACCAGGTCCGGGCCATGCCCGCCTCGCTGGTGCGGGCCGTGTGGTCCGAGCTCGGGCAGCGCCCCGACGTGGACATGGACCTGTTCTACGCCGGCTGGAAGCACGCCACCGAACGCGACCGGGCGGCAGCCGCCGCGGCCAGCGCCGGCAAGCGGGCCATCGCGATCGCGATCGACACCGACGACGACGAGGACGAGGACACCATGGCGTGCCCGTCGTGCGGGGCCGGCAACGCGACCGACGCGTTGTACTGCGACCAGTGCGGGGCCAGCATGACCGGCGCGCAGCCGATGGACCAGATGGCCGCCGCGGGGTCCGCGCAGCGTGGCGCGGGCAGCGACAGCCCAAGATCGGCGGGCGGGTATAGCCTGACCCGTGTCGAGGCGATGATCGCCTCAGTGGAGAGCCGATAACAGCACGAGGGGCGCGTCAGCCCCGGCATCGTCCTTGACGCACGTCCATCCCGCGGGTCATGCGGAGACGGTCGAGCAGGCGAACCCCGGCGGGTCAGGCCGGACGAGGTAGCCAGCCGACGGCGGAAAGGCAGGTCTGTCACTGCCAAACCCCGCAGGGAGTCACACCGTGACCTTCGACGAACTGATCATGTCCATTGAGGTCGAGGCGGAGCAGAACGCGAGGCGTCGCGCCCGCGCCGTCGGCGAGATGAAACTGATCTTGCAGAACGCCCGCAACGACGGGCGGCCCAACCTGACCGACGCGGAAACCGCCGACATCCAAGCCGCCAACCGCACCGTCGAGAAGTGCGACAAGGACGCGGTCGGGATCAACTCCAAGCTCGAGGACGCCAAACGCGGCCGCGAGCACGAGCGCACCACCGACACTCTGCTCGAGGTCCGCGCCGGCGACCACCAGTCCGCCGCGACCCGCGAGCGGGCGCTGCCCCGCTACGACGAGGTGGCCCGGGTCGGCGCCGAGGAGCGCACCTACCACAAGGGCAACACCGGCAAGGGCGCCCGGTTCCTTAAGGACGTGGCCGCCGCGTTCGTGCACCGCAACCCCGAGGCTGAGGGCCGGCTGTACCGGCACATGCAGGAGGAGCGGGTCGAGCGGGGCCGCTACATGGAGCGCGCAGCCGGCGACGCCGGGACCGGCGCGTTCGCCGGCCTGACCGTGCCCCAGTACCTGACCGACATGTACGCCCCCAAGGCCAGGGCTCTGCGCCCGTTCGCCGACGCGTGCAACATCCACGACCTGCCCGAGTCGGGCATGACGGTGAACATTTCCCAGATCACCACCGGCTCGACCACGGCGCTGCAGGCCAATGAGCTCGACACGGTTTCGGCCACCTCGATGGACGACACGCTGCTGACCGAGAATGTGCAGACCGCCTCAGGTCAGCAGTCGCTGTCCCGTCAGGCCATCGACCGGGGCACCGGCATCGAAGACGTGACGATGAACGACCTGCAGCGCTCGCTCGCCACCACGTTCGACAACACGCTGATCACCCAGGCCACCACGGGCCTGGCCGCCCTGGCCGTGGGAACCGGGTTCACCTATGTGGACACCACCCCGACCGGGCCGGAGCTGTACCCCAAGATCCTCGGCGCAGCCTCGCAGGTCGAAGGGACCCTGCTCGGTTTCGCGATCCCCGACATCGCCGTGATGCACTCGCGGCGCTGGTACTGGCTGCAGGGTCAGATGACAACCTCGTGGCCCATGTTCGGCCAGCCCGGCATCGGGGCGGCGTGGAACGCGGGGGAGAACCTCGCCGAGCGCTACGGGGCCGGGGTGCGCGGCGTGCTGCCCAACGGCATCGCCGTCATCGTCGACAACAACGTGCAGACCACGCTGGGCGCGGGCACCGAGGACGAGATCTACGTGGCGGCCTCGGAGGAGTGCCACCTCTGGATCGACCCCAACGCGCCGCAGTTCATCCGCGCCGAGCAGCCCCGGGTCCAGAACCTCGCGGTCACCCTGGTGCTGTTCATGTACTTCGCCTACACCTTCCGCCGCTTCGCCTCGTCGATCGGCAAGGTGTCCGGCACTGGCCTGATCGCCCCGACCTTCTAGGCCGGATCCGTGGCCAGCCAGGTCAAGCCTCTGGTCGGGGGGGCGTGGAACGGCATCAGCCTGACCACGACCTCCGGCCAGACGAAAAAGGACACCACCTACGGGGTCACGGTGCCGCCCGGCGCGACCGGCGCGGCGCTGCTGGCGTGCAACGAATGGCACAACGCGGCCGGGCTGGGCACCGCCTCGGCGCGGGCCCAGAAACGGGCCAAGGCGCTGGGCTTCCAGCTGCAGGAGGTCTGAGTGCGGCTGATCCGCTCGTTTCCCGCGGACATCCCGCCGGGGCGCAACTACGTCATCGACGACGCGCCCCGGCTGATCAACGCGGGCCATGACTACCGGGGCCTGATCGAGTTGGCCGACGACATCGTCCAGCTCGATTGGGACACCGCGGTCAGCCGGGAGGACCTGGTCACGTTCGCGAAGGCGGCCCGCTCCGACCCGGAGCGGGTCCTGGTCGCGCCGGTGCTGGTGTACCCGTCGCCCAAGCGGCCCGGGCTGAGCACCCCGGTGTGGAACGTGCGCCGCTACCACCCGGGCGATATGGCGATGCGCTACTGCCGGGAGGGTGAGGCGGCGCACCTGTTCGGGTTCGGCATGGTGTACCTGCCCGGCGGCCTGCTCGAGGCGTTCGGCCGGGTCCTGGGCACCCCGGTCGCGCCCCGCTTCGGCGACATGGAGTTCGCCGGCTGGCATCACAAGCATGTCGAGTCCGAGGCCACCGTGTTGTGGGATGTGCGCCCGGTGCACCTGCACTACGCCATCAGCGAGGTGGAACTGTGAACCGGGCCGCCGCGCTGGGCATCGCCACCCAGGCCACCAACCGGCACGGGGCGATGCAACGCGCCGACGAGTTGGCCGGGGCCTTGATCGAGGTGGCCGCCCTCGATCCGCTGCGGGTCATCGTGGAGATCGGCTGCAAGATGGGCGGCACCCTGTTCGCGTGGCGCCAGCTCGGCGCCGAGGTGTACGGCATCACCCTGCGGGAGCGGGCCGGGTTCCTCATCGACCACGGCGCGGATGTCCACTTCGGAGACTCCCACGCCCCGGAATCGTTGGCGTGGCTTGTTGAGCAGCTGCACGGCCGGCCGGTTGACGCGCTGCACATCGACGGCGCCCATTCCTACCGCGGTGTGCGCTGGGATTACGAGACGTATGCGCCGCTGGTGCGACCGGGCGGACTGGTGCTGCTCAACGACATCGCCGAGGCCATGGATGTCACCAACGAGGTGCCCAAGTTCTGGGCCGAGATCAAGGGCCCGGGCGACCGGGAGATCGTCACCACCGGGCCGCATCCGGTGGGGTTCGGCGTCATCACGAAGGGGGCCTAGCCATGGCGACCATCCGCACCCTCACCTCCGGCAACCCGCCCAAGGCGGTCACCCTCTCGGCCGCCCAGTTGGCGTCGGCGCCCTCCACAAACGTCCTCGACCGGG